GCAGCAGCAGGAATCCATATAGTTTCTTTACCTACTTCTTTTAAAGTACCGGCTCCATCAAGAAGATTTAGTTCTGCTGCTGTAGTTGTAACAGCAGTACCGCCAATCATCAGCTTGTCTTTTACTATATCAACAAACGTATTCCCAGCCGTTAATAGTTTATCTGCGCTTGTATCCCAAAGAAGGTAAGCACTTGCTGTGTCACCAAAGAATTTAACATCTACACCTGTGTCATCTACACCAAATGTAGTTGCTCCATCTATCTGAACTGTGCCATCAATATCAACATTATCTAAATTAGTTACACCATCTACATCAAGCCCTGCAGCACCTCCTAAAATTAGATCATCTGCCGATGTATCCCAAAGCATGTAAGCACTGGCTGTATCTCCAAAGAATTTAACATCATGCCCAGCATCATCTACACCAACAGTTATTGTGCCTAATGCTGTTAGTCCACCACTAGCTAAAGTCAGTAAATCAGTATCGCTAGTGTGACCTATGGTTGTACCGTTGATGTTTATGTTGTCAACGGTTAGCGTAGTTAGTGTTCCTAAAGAGGTAATATTAGATTGAGCAGCAGTCGTAACTGTTGCAGCAGTACCTGAAGCGTTACCTGTAACATTCCCCGTTAATGCACCTACAAAAACTGTTGAAGTTAACGTGCCTGAACTGGGGTTATAAGTAAGACCTGTATCTGTCTCAATCCCTTGTCCACCTGTAGCTCCATCTACAAACGTGGGGTAAACTGTTTCATCTGTTGAGTCATTAGCACTCGCTGTAACATTTGTTGCCGTTGTAGCAGTTGTAGCAGTATCCGCATTACCTGTAACAGCTCCTGTTAATGGCCCTACGAAAGCGTCTGAGGTGACTGTTCCATCAAAGTATGCGTCTTTGAATTCAAGAGAAGCAGTACCTAAATCTATTTGACTATCTGTAACAGGATATAAAGCAGAAGTAGTTAAAGTTAACCTAGCAGCATTATCTACCTTAAAATCAATTTCATTAGCTGTACCAAAATCAATTGCAGTCTGTGAATCTTCTCCTAGAATTAAATCTGTTGCATATATCGAGGTGATGCCTGTTTGGGCTGCATCAATCGCAAAATCAATATTATCATTACTTGTATCATAGGTAACTGTAATACCACTCTCAGTATTACTAGAAAGCATATTAGTACCGACAGTATCCCTAATATAAGTAGCTAATGCTGTTCCAGCTATTGTTATCTACTGTACCGTCAAAGTAGGCATCTTTAAATTCTAAAGCGTCAGTTCCTAAATCTACAATAGCATTGCTACCAGGAGTTAACGCACCATTTGTTAAGATTAATTGTTTTTCATTGCCAGCATAAAAGTTAATCGTGTCTGCTGTTTCAAAATCAATTTTTGTCTGATCGTCTTCACCGATCTTTATATCGGTAGCTAATAAAGAAGTTATACCTGTCTGTGCAGCATCAACAGCAAAATCTATATTGTCATTACTTGTATCGTAAGTAACTGTTATACCGCTTTCTGTATTGCTAGAAAGCATATTAGTGCCAACAGTATCTCTGATATAAGTAGCTAAGGCAGTACCATCAACAGTAATTGCATCAGCTTCAAGGGTGCCATCAATATCAGCATTGCCAGAAATATCTAATGAAGCTGCGATTATTTCACCACTTACATCGACAGCACCATTAATATCAATGGTAGTAGCAGTTAGTTCTATTTCTGTATCAGATACTAAATCTAATACTCCATCAGCACTTTGATAAATATATGTTCCACTATCACCAAACTGAAGCTGATCTGTACTAGAAAGAAGAAGACCTGTATCAACTACATGGGTAAGCGATACATCCTGGTCATCACCAAAATAAACTACTGCACCATCTGCAAGATACAGATCACTGAATTCTAAAGCAGACGTTCCTAAAGCAGCACCATCACTGGCATCAGGAACAAAAGCTGTAGTAGCTGTAATTGTTGTACCTTGTAATGTACTAGAGCCTGTTAAAGCTCCTGTTACACCTAGTGTCCCACCAACAGTAGCATTGACATCTACAGTTAGTGTATCTGTAGTAACAGTTCCATCAAAGAAAGCATCTTTAAACTCTACTGAACTTGTTCCAAGATCAATGTCATTATCTGTAACTGGAACAATTGCACCGTCTTGTATCCTTATCTGCTCTACAGCAGTGCTGGATACCTCGACAAAAATTCCCCATCTGTTATTGGTACTGTCTGCTGCAATCTTATTAAGAAAATCAAGATCACCAATTTTAGCTATGCTGCCGCCATGAGCCGCTGAACCATCATGTCGATGACCTGTTGCAGCAGCATCACTAGATGAATAAGCAAAAGCATTTAATAGTTGGTTATATTCATTATTGAATAAAGCCGCTGTAATCGTATCTCCATCAGAGATTGTGCTTTGTCTTGTATAGGAATAAGCCATTTATTTATTTCCTGCCAGAGGGCATATAATCTATATAAAACCCATTAATTGAATAAGGAGATTTCTGATCATCACTTTTAATTCTAAGAGATAATGTATACCCGCTGCCTTCTATTGCTTGCCTTACAAGAGGATTTGCGGATGCCCCAAAAACAGCAGTTCCAAAAGTGCTGTCTGAACTACCAAAAGTTGCAGGTATATCAATACTATCTAATGTATATACAGCAGGTTGAGGAGTATCTGAACTTTCAAAATCATATTTAACATGTAGAGATGGTTCTATATCTCCTTCTGGAGAAATAGACATTTTCACATATTTAGGAGTTTTTCTTGTTCCAATATCTCCAAAATCAAGATCAGGAGTATAGTAAAGAGCTTCTATATTTGAAGCAGTCCCCGCTGTATTAAAGGTGCTACCTGTATCGTGGTTATAAATGTAACCTGTGTTATCTCCATGATAAGCCTGTTCTACACCATCATTATCAAAATCAGAAGTAAACCCATTAGCCTGTATACCTTTTGTTTCTGACCATTCAAAACCATTAGGCGTTAACGTGCCAATAACTCCTTTAGAAACTGTATAGCTTATACTGGTATTTGTATAAAATAACCTATATTGAGATTTACTTCTAAGAATACCGCTACTGATAGTATAACTATCAATACTGTCAGCAATAGTCTTAACAATTTTCTGTATCTGCCTACTGACAGAACTTAACTCTACGTCCCCAATACGGGCAGTACCCGCAACAGTACGAATACCATCAGGACTTAAAAATACTAAGTCACCACCAATTTCTTGGATACTATGCCCGTCTAAACAACCAACATTTCTAGTAACAGGTGAAATAGCAATATTATCGCTGTCACTAATATTAGATAACTTAAAAATACTATTCTTACAGAAGATAACTAGGTCGCTACGAAAACTTGCAAGACCTACAACAGCATCTGTTAACTGTATACTCCCTGCACCCGACCCACTAAAAGAATCAACATCAAAGTTAGAACTATAATAAATAGTATTTTTAGCTGTAGGCGCTCCTCCTACAACAAAATGATTTTCGTGCATTACTCCTATTTTAGGAGCTGTTGTACTATCAACTGTAATTTCACTGGCGAAATAAGTTCTATCTCCTAAAGCACCTGTACCTGTCATCTTAAAAAAGAAAGGTTTATTAGCTCCATCACAGATTAATAATTCACCATAGTCAGACGTACCTTCAAATAATGCAAAAGTAGTTCTTCCCTGACTTGATCTGGCAGAAACTGAACGCCCTGTGAATGTACTGTAGTTATCCCCACCACCAGCAACACTGGCTCTATTTAATGTTAGCCAGCTAGTCCCATCCTGACTGAAAAATATACCTGTGCCAGAACAAACCACAAGACCATCTGCATAAACACCCATACCAAGTACAGCATTGCCAGAGTTAGGTCTTGCAGCAGAGCCTCCTCCAAAGAGACTAAACCCATTAATGCGTCGATAGCCACCATCAGGATCAACTTCAAAGTTAAGTAACTCTGTTGCGAATCCAGGCTGTCGCATTAATTCAAGTTGGTTTAGATTAACATTCAAACCACCTCGACATGAAAGGGCAAAGGGCTGGGACATTAAACAAACCTTATCCTGTCATCTTTAAAATAACCTGGAGCAGATTCCATAAGATTTAATTTCATCAGGCGTAATCCTCTTTTATAGTCTTCTGCAGCAAAGGCTGCTGCTTGAGGATTCTCTTTAAATTGATGAATGTAATATCTAGCTCTTGCTAAAAGAACAGGATTATAAATATTAGGAAATACTGTTGAATTACCATGTGCTGATAATTCTGTAGGTAAATCGTAGGCATAAAACCAGATACGATAAACCTGATCTGGAATAGGACTTAAGCCAAACTTTCTAAGATCAGGGCTTTTAATAACCCTATCAGGTACTCCATAATTTTGAGTATCTGCATCATCTTTATTTTGAGCTACTCGAAAATAATCTTTCCATTCTTCTGTTGTAGTAAACCGTAGATTTTTCACTGTATAGGGAGCAGATTCCCCTGATACACCAACAGTTGTTAATAGAAAATTATCCCAGTCAATAGCACCATAGTCAGTTGTTAAACTAGAACTACTACTTTTCAATAGATACCATCGAGTACCTGCAACTGTTTCAATGTAAGTATTTCCATACATAGGGTCAGTTGCACCAGTAAGCGCAGTAGCTAAAAAAGGCCATTGAGGTTCTTCATTAACAATATCCAGATAGGCTCTATTAATACTATCTTTGACATGTGCCTGAATACCAATAGCCCCTGAAAAAGTAGAAGAAGTTAAAACAACCTCATTTAACTCTCTTAACAGCTCATTAGATAAATTAAGATACGTTGCCATAATTAACTACTTTTATTAGATACCTTTATCCTAACTTCAAGTGCATGTTCTTTTTCACCATAGCCAGTTGCTACAGGCAATACATTACTTTTAGCAGCACAGTGTCTTTCAAATTCTTGAATATCTGAATAACCATGTTGCTCATTATAAGTATCTGTCTTTTCAGCCATACGTCACCTTTTCCTGCGTTTAATATGGTTATGACCAAAAATCTTTTCATAATTTTGATCATATTTAATTTTGTTAAACCCTTTTCTAAAACGGCTTTCTTTACTTACAGCTCCTTTAGGATGAAGCATAAAAGGTTTATCTTCGCTTCCAATTTGAGCCATTAGTCAATCCTCATATTAAAAAAAGTGGGAGCTACCTAAGTAACCCCCACCTTTAATTGACAATTAGTCTATACCGTAGAAGGCAGAAACTAATGCTTCACCACGCAACACCTTAGCGCCATAAACGTGTAGACCACGCACAATGTCACCAAAGCTGTCAGGGTCACGAATTACTTCAGTGCTAGTAATCGTCTGAGCTGTTGCTGTAGATGAAATATGACCAGCAATACACTTACCTGCCGCATTAGAAGTATCGGCAATGTTATTACTCTTGTACATATTAAATCCACGCAATAGACCAGAAGATACCAGACCATTCCGTATCGAACCTTGACCAGCATTGTAGTCAACTGAAAGAAGTTTAGAGGCAGTTGAAGCCAAGACTTCATAAAAGTCAGGACTTGCAAGGAACCATCTTCCTTCTTCAGGGATATTCTGCTCATCCATTAGACGAGCCATACGACTCATCACATCAATAGGATCGTGTTCTGAAGAATCAAAACCAATATCCAGATTACCAGTACCATCAAAAGTACCAGCAGCTAGATCGGTTGCGTTATCAGAACCCAATACATGATTAGGACTAGAAGCAGAAACACCTGCAAACATTACAGCAATTACACCTTCATCAAAGGCATCACGCAAAGCGTAGGCAGCAGATGATGTAGCAACATCACGAAAGTTTACATGAGACATATTTGTTTCAATGTCATCAACGATAAACTTAAATGCGTTCGCAGTATCTACGATTAAACTAACTTCAGCGTCAGTCAACTTAGTCTGCGTTACATTCTGCCCTCTCTCATACTGATACACAGTGATTGCGGGTTCTTTAATAATCCTTACCGTATCGCCAAATCCAGCAATTTCGCCAGCATAATCCGTATTGGTTATAGCTTCCGCTACAGAAGCCTTACGGAAAAAGTTTAGAACCTGCTTGGAATAAACTTTAGGTAAGAAAAACGAGTTGTTTTGATTCGCTACGGAGTTACCAAAGTTAGCATCGGTATCCGTACTCGGCTCAAACAAAGCGTCTGATTGGTTATAAGCCATTTAAAATTTCTCCTAAGAAAAGAATTTAGCCTCTGCGAACCCTCCCCTCAGATTGAGCTTGACGAATTTCTTCTTCATGCTTATCAAATTGATCAAGGGACATATTCGCAATTTCAGTTTCAGTCCAAATCTTTGATTGCTGTGGTTCTACATTAGTTGTTTTAGTAGAAACCATATCAGCAGCAGTCCCTGGAGACTGCCTTTGAGGATTTGAACGTCTATTTTTAGAGCTTTGTCCTATGCCAGATTCCAATTTATAAAGATCAATAGCTTTTGACGCTAAAGCAACATTATCAGGATTGCGATATACCCAATCTTGAATCTGTTCTGGTTGATTCTCAGCCCATGCATGAAAATCATCTGACCCTTTAATATCTTCGTAGTCAGGATGACTGTCTCGCATTGCCTGTTCAGCTTCCCGTACTGCAAGCTCTTGTTCTCGCTGCTCAATGGCAGAAAGACGAGGTTGCAAACTGTTCAACTGATCAGCAGCAATATTATGTGCTACAGATTCAACTGTGTCGTATAGATCAGGATTAGCCTCCTTAAACTGTTGAAGTTCTTCTTCAGATTTAGGAGTTTCATATTTAGGCTGGGTTGATTGCAATTGAGATGCAAAATCAATCTCTCTTTGCTTGAACTCACCTATTTTCTGATCGTGATGACGCTTTAGATCATCGTATCTCTTTTTATAGTTATGGTTAGTGGTAGGAGATTCTTCATCAGGGGCCGACTTCTTTCTTCGTCGGGTAGCCTTTGGTTTAGGAGCTTCATCTTCATAATACAATTCATCAGCCTGGGGCATACGTTTACCGTCAGCCTCATGCCAAGACTTTTTCATATTATAAGGATTACCTTCCTGTTCCTCTTCTATCATATCTGTGTCAGACATTACTCTGTTCCTTTTCTAAGGGGCTTGTTTTCTTGCAAGGTAGCCAATTCTAAACGTCTAAAGAATCTGGGGCTTGTCTTTTACAAGGTAGCCTTATTAAATTGAACCAGGATTCAAGCTGGGGGCACGATTCGATCTAAGCATACTTTTCTTAATCTCATCTTGAGCTATCTTTTCATAAGCTAAAGGATCTTCATCCTTCTGCTTATAAAGTAGCAAGCCGCCTTCTTGGGCTGATTCTCTCGTTGTTTGAAGACCACCATCAAAAGCAAGTTCAGCTTCATCCATCATCGTCTGAAGATTATCTGCACCTACTTGATCAGTAGCCTTCTTGGTGAATACAAACTCTCCATCCGACAATCTTGCCGGTATTGAATCTGATACACCTGTTCCTGGGCCTTCAACTTCTCCAGACCCAGTAAACTCAGAAGCAGTCGTCATCACTTTGTCAAATATCTGACTTAGCTTTGGGTCTGCCTCTAAAGTATTCATTAAATAACTTTGTTCTTCTTCATCCAGGGATTCATCCATAACAAAGTCTATGTATTTGTCTTCCATCTCTACATCAGGTAATTGTGATGCTTCAGCTTCTGCCATTTCTTCTGGTGGAATATTTGGATAAGTATCCACTGGCATCTCTTGTTCCATTTCAGGAGGAACCATTAGTGATCCTTCTTGTTTAGGAGATCTAATATAACCACCATCAGCTTCTATTAAAGGCGCGACTCGATCAGTCGGTAGATAGCGACCAGGCGTTGTTTTTGCTGCAGCTTGTCGTTCAGCAGCAACTCTTGCTTCAACCTGTGCCAAATAATTAGCAGCTCTTTCTTTATTTAAGCGAATTTGATTATCCTGATACTGTTCTGCCAACTTACGCCGCATCGCTACTATGTCGAAAGCAGCTTCTTTAGAAAATAAATCAGACTCACTTAAAATATCCATCCCTTCTTGTTCTTCTTTAGAGACCATAGAACGCATATATTCTTCTTTATCAGGTCTTTTTGAAGGAACATTAAGCATCATTGCTTTATCTTCATCTGCTAATAAGGTTCTATCTCCTAAAGAATCCATAGGGGCCATAGGGCCATAGGGGGCCGAAATACCCATAGGTTTAGGTCCAGGTGAGAGATACTCTTTATAATTAGCCATTATTCTTTCCTTTCCATAGCTTCAGTTACACTATCCTTCAACTGCTCTAGGCGTACCAGCAAATTCACCTTCCCCTGGCTGCGGTACATTTCCTGTTCCGATGTTGCCGCCACCAGTACCTGTAACTCCAAGTCCTTGAGCTGCTGGAGGTAGTCCTTCAGGGGTTCCCATAGCTCCAGGTTGTTCACCAAGGGGGCCAGCTTCCGCGCCAGTTGCTTGTCCAGCATTCTGCATTCCTATTATTCTTGCCATAATCGCTGCTTCATCAGGATCATTCATTAACTCATCAGGATCTAACTCAAGACTGACTGCCAGTTCACTGATAAGTTTGTTGACCTTAATGAAAGGAGCAACAGCAGGGTTTTGGATAGTTTGTAAGAAAGTAGTCAGTCGTTGACTTCTTACTTCTTTTTGCATCAGGCTACTTGTACCAGTAGCTTTAACTTCAAGATCACCTTTAACATCTATCTTGTTATCAAGGAATTGCATGTTCCATTGGAAATAAGATTCACCTAAAGGCTTCAAAAGAAAATCATCAAGGTTCTTAATAACAGTCTTAATATTTAAACTGGCTGCACCAAGCAGCATAGACATACCAGAAGCAGTACGAGTCATACTCTGTACGCCTGTCATACCATGAGAGTAACTTGGTATGCCTGTTTGCTCATCTGCAAGCTGTCTGAACTTATCAAACATCATCATGTTTTCAGTTGAAGTATTAGGAAACTTCAAACCATTAATTGCTGTCCCTGGTACTCCTGCCTGTCGTCTAAATATTTTACCTGGATAGATTTCCATGTTCTGACCACCTACCAAGGCAGTCTCGTCAACATCAAAAACAAGGGAACCTGACAACGCAAGATTATCTATTGCCATTCGTGCATGACCATTCATTATCTTTTGAGAGTCATTCATGTTTTCAGCAACACCAATGCCAAAGAAACTATAAGGGTTTCTTTCATAAGGAAATGAATGATAAGGAATTCGATAAGGCGTAAATGGATTAACTACAGCACGAAGTAATTTACCATTACACATCCAAGCATTGATCTGCACCTCATCTAAATCGTCAACAGACTCATCTATTTCCATGCCCACCTGTCGAGCATATTCAGCATCCATGACACCCCAATACTCGATAACTTCATACTGACCTGCACCATAAGTTTCAGCTCTTGAATCATCCTTTAATGAGGATTCATAATCTGTCTCTTCATAGTTAGGCCCAGCAGCCAAAGCTTCCCTGATAGCATCCCGATTGAAATAAGGCATATTTACAAGGGAACGAAGTTTGGTTCTATTCATCTTATGCCGATGAAACACAAACTCACATTCATTGATATTGGTTGCGTTAGGATCAGGAAAGAAGTCCCAAATAGAAACAAATTCTATTCGTGGTACTCTGACATTAAGAGGGTTATAAGTTCTGTTGCCTTCTTCATCTTCTTCCCATTTGTTCAATGTCTTATTGAAATTAAACGGGCCTTTAACAATGCCTGTACCAAATAAAGAAGATTCAAACAAAGCATTTCTTATTTCACTTGATCCATTAGATTCTTCAATCTGATCATGGATAAGTTTTTCCATGCGTCTTGAAGATGCTTCTGCAGGAGAAACCCTGAAAGCTGTAGGATCTAAAGAAGGCCCATCAACTAACTCATTCTCTAAAGCTTTGTCGATAGGCACAACATCAAACTTACCACTATCAAATGTAGCACCAGGTTTAAGTGTTTTACCATCACCTGCGAAGCCAACATCAAAAGGATTATCACCTGTTTCAGGTGTAGCCTCTTCTGTAGGTATAGAAGTTTCTATGCCAGGTATAGGTGTATCATTGTCAAGATGAGCATGTTCAGCAACACCTTCTGGCATCTTAGTTGCTGAGATACCAATAGGAAATTTATTGGCTCCAAAAATAACATCCACAAGCTGACCAAAAGCAGCTAGAACTTTTGTCTTTGTTACTTTAACAAAAACTCTAGACTTTTCAGATTCTCTGAACCTAACGTCTTTGTCGTAGATACCACGATAATTATGATAAGCAGTTATCCATCTGCCTTCATCATTATTCCTGGCGGCTGTCGCCTTAACGTATCTGTCAGTCAGTAACGCAACAAGATTCTGTTGTAAGGTTTCTTCAAGCGAAAGCTCAAGCCCTTGCTCATTTTCTACCTTTTCAAAATAAAGTTCGTTTGCTGTTAGATTATTTTCTTCAGCCATGAACTAATGCTCTATTGATCAGGCGTAGCACCAAGATGCAAGAACTCAACAAGATAAGTTACTGTCGTTGCTGCTGTTGCAAGGTTATTAGCCAAAGGCTTCAAACGAGCATACAGAGTTCTTGCTGAAGCTGAATACAAGGTTGCTGCAATTACAATTGCTTCACTTGTTGCAGGGCCACCTACAACACCAGCAGTTACACCAGTACCAACAAAAGCATTGGCTGCATGACCATGTGAATTCTGAATAATGTAAAGTGGAGCATTAGCTACCCAGGTTACTGCTGATCCACCATCATCAAGAATAGCTTTCTCATCAATAAGCTGACCACCACCTGCGGCAGTACCTAAATCAAAATCAACATCGTCACCTGATGCTCCAGCAGTAACAATGTTACCAGCAGGAACTGCAATCAAATTACGAATAATAGTATCAGCAGGTTGCGTAAAACTTACATCATAAGTTGCATCTGCAGTTACTGCGATAGTACCTGTTGTACCAGAAGTCCAAGAAGTCATAAGATTGTCTGCAACCTCACGAACATCAGTTGTTCTAGCTGAGTTCCTTCCTGTGTCTCTGATATTGTAAACTGGGTTTGCCATTTATATCTCTCCTTTTAGATATAAGTCATTTTAGCTATCAATAGCTAATATTAAGTGCTGTATATTAGACAAATTTTAAAATTTTACAAGCTAGTAACCAAAAACACTATCAGCGGGTGTATAAGCCTGTTGCCGCCTTAAATCCCTCATC